TGCAATGTCACCCGGTATCATTTTTATAGCAACCTTGCCCTAAAAAGGGTTGGGTGTGCTTAACCTTTTGGGGGTGTTCTTTGGGTGTATCTGAGTATATAAAAAATGGAATTAACGTAAGGTTAAGCCCACTATATACTAAATATATAATGGGACAAAGGTTAAGCACATCTAAAGCCTTTTAGGGCAAGTTGGGGCCAAAAATGATACTGGGTGACATAACAGGTAAACAAGAGGTGTAAATAAATCACCTTTTGTTGTCAGGCCCTATTGACATGATGGGCTTAACGTGCGACAACATTCTTGCAAACAAAAGGAGCCAACATGACACACACAGACTGGGTTTTAGAGATCGAGTCGTTTCTATCCCGTCAGCTAACACCACGAGAGGCAGAGCGGGTCTGGGAAGTGACTGCATACTTAGGGCCGAGAGTTAAGCTCTTAGATCTTGTAAGAGAGATCATGCTGTTAGGGAAAGGAGCTTAGGCTCCTCTCCTTTCACCTTGCAGAGCGGCGCTTTGCGCCCCGGGGGACTGGCCTTGGAAGGGATTGTTGTAATGCTTTGCCGAACCCATGTTTGTGGGAGTTAAGAAAAAGGTGATGGACCTATTTGCGTCCAGCAAGACCTATGATAAAGTCCGGGGAATACTTACTCGGAGCCCCCAACATGCAGGTAATCGTTCCCCCATGCGCCTTCGGCGCAACCCTTGCTCCTCACAAGGGAGATCACAAATGCAGGTAATAGTTCCCCCCGGCAAAGGCAGACGCCCCGCCCCGCTTTTCTACAACATCACCCGGCACCTCTCTGAAACCGACATCGCGGCGCTCTGGGAGGGGCGGAAGGACGGAACGGCGGCGCGGCTCAAAACGCTCCGCTACAACCACCACCTGTTGGCAAAGGCCGTGGCCTCCGGGAAATCGCTCATCGAATGCTCAAACCTCACGGGCCTTTCGGGCACCCGCATTTCAGATCTCAAAAACGACCCAGCGTTCCAAGAGCTTGTGGCTTACTACGCAGAGGAAATGCACGAAGTTTATGTGGATGTGCATCAGCGCATGGCCGCGCTCGGCACTTCCATCCTTGAGGAATTGTCTGAGCGTTTTGAGGCTGATCCGGAAAAGTTCACAAAACGCGAACTCATGGACCTTTTCACGACCATGGCGGATCGCTCGATCGCCACAGCCAAAGGGGGCCCGTCCCCGCAACAGGCCGTCCAAGTGGCGGGCGCGGCAGGGGGGCTGGCGCTCCAGATCAACTTCGTGTCGCCTACCGGCGACTCCCCCAAGACCCTCGACCTTACCCCCCATGCGCCTGCGGCTCAGACGGGCATTCCGCAAAGTGCCTTGGGGAGCCCTGTCCTCGCCCTCGACGGAGAGCCCCTCGACCTCGCGCCCGCCACCCGTTACCCAACGCAAGAGGAGATTGCAAAAGCGCGGTTTGAGGAGCATAATCGGCAAATTGACGAACGCGAGAAATTCCTTTCCGACCTCAACAATCCAAAGGGCCAAAAGTGATGGCGAAGACACCTGCTTGGCAGCGATCTGAAGGCAAGAACCCGAAAGGGGGCTTAAACGCGAAAGGCCGCGCATCGGCCAAGGCCGAAGGGCACAACCTTAAACCGCCCGCCCCGCACCCCAAAACCGAAGCAGAGGCTGGACGCAAAAAGTCATTTTGCGCGAGAATGTCTGGGATGAAGGCCAAACTCACGGGGGAAAAGGCGAAAAAGGACCCGAACTCCCGCATCAACAAATCCCTTCGCGCATGGAATTGCAAATGACCCAGATCCCCGCATGGCCGCTCCAATCGCAGTGTGACGCCTTTTACGGAAACCCACGGGGCCGGAACGGGCAGGCCTCCGGGCAATGGGAAAAAGCGAATCTTGTGCGCATCGCGCCGCCTTTTAAAATGCAGTTCGCCGGAAAGCCCGTCACCTCGATTTCTGTCAACAAAAAGTGCGCGGAGAGCCTTGGCCGGGTTTTTGCCGCGATCTGGGAAGCTGCAGGCCATGACCAAAAGAAAATCGATGAATGGGGCGTTTCTGTCTTTTCCGGGTCATATAACTATCGTTTAAAACGCGGGGGCAACTCACTTTCAATGCACTCCTATGGCTGTGCGATTGATCTTGATGCCCCACGAAACGGGTTCCACGATCTTCACCCGCACTTCGCGGATATCCCGCAGGTCGTGAATGCGTTTAAGGCAGAGGGCTGGACATGGGGCGGAGATTGGGCGGGGCGTTCCAAGGACGGAATGCACTTTCAAGCGGCGAGGGTGGGATGACGCAAGACACCCTTCGCGGAATGCTGGCAGTGATTTGCTTCGCCTTCGCTTTGTGTGTTTTTGCTTCCCTCTTAACAGGTTGCGCGGAACAAAAAGCGGTCTTTGTTTGCGTGACACATCCAAGAGACTGCAATTAACGCGCTTTGCGCAAGGGGCGATTATGGGCTTTTTTAGCAATATCACAAAATTCTGGACCACAACTGAAGACGATGTTGTGGCGTTCGCGGCGAATGTCTGGCATGAAATTCCGGTTGTGGAAAAAGACATCGTGAAAATAGCGAATTGGGTTGTAGGGGAGATCCCACAATTAACTTCCACCATCGCCACGGCAACTCCAATGATCGATGCGATTGTCGGGCTGGCAGATCCAACGATTGCTGCAAAAATGGCCGCACTCAACACCGCAATGGCAGGATTAAATGCCTTCGCAGCGACAGTCCAAGCCAACAAACTTACCGCAGATTCCGTCGTGCAGGGTTATTCTAGCCTAAAAGCCGCGACTTCTGCAGCCGCAGATCTAGCTTCCACCGCCGCGCATATCGTAGCGGCTACACCAGCAAGTAAGTGAGGGCAAAATGTTAATTCCAGCGTTTATCGAAAATTGGAAAACCACGATTGTAGGGGTTGCGACTGTCGCGGGAGTTGTGGCGAAGTGGGTGCAGGCGGGGCAGGTGGACTTTAACGACATCCCTGTGATCCTTGCTGGTTTTGGATTGGTCGCAGCGAAAGACGCGAATAAATGAACTTCGGCCCGGTTTTATCGATTTTAGGCCTTGCGCAATACCTGCAAGACGCTGAAACAATCGTCACGGTCAGCCGTGACGGGTATGAGGCGATTAAATCGGCAAAAGCGATGCTGGATAGTCCGGAAGGGCAAAAGTTTAAGCAGTCAATCGCGGATGCGATTAAGGCTGCGGAACAGAACGCAGAACAGAAAGTGGACTCCACGATCCACCCCACAATTCAAGCTCCTGCGGGAGAATATGTGTGGGATGGATTTGAAGGTTGGGTTTGGAAGGCTGCAGAATAATTGCAGCCTTTTGAAAATAATTGACTTGACTGGGGTTTTGTGTTTAATTACAGGACCTTGCGAAAAGGAACTGTCACAATGCCTTCAAAAAGCAAAGCCCAGCATAACCTCATGGCAATGGTCGCACATGACCCGAAGGCTGCAAAACGCCTTAAAATCCCCCAGTCTGTCGGGAAAGACTATGTAGAGGCAGACAAAGCGCGTGGCGCTAAAAAACTTCCGGAAAAAGTCAAAAAGAAAAAATAGGGGAGAAATATGGTGGCGAAACCGATATCTCCTCAACTTATAATTAAAACTATAAATGCAGCAAATAAACATCGAAGACCGGACGGGGCGTTTGATATTGCCCGGATCACCTCCGAACTCAAAGTTCACCCATCGTCGTTTTACCGCAGGCTGAAGTTTATTGAGGAAAATCAGCCGGGGGCGATTGATGATTATAGTGTTGGGCATAGCGGCCCGAAATCACAATACGCGCAAAGATTTGAGATCCCGGCCCTCCCGCATAAATCAAGGCAAATTGAGCAGTTAATCCAAGACCGGCTGGAAGAAAGCTCGCGGGTGATTGAGGCGGACGCGGCGCGGGATTTGATTGAGATTAACGTGAAGATTGATGGCCCGTATGGGCTTTTAATTTTTGGAGATCCGCACATTGATGATCCGGGGTGTGCCTTTAAGCTGCTCAAAGCGCATTTAGATTTGGCCCGCGACCATCCCCACATTCTTGCCTGTAATATTGGGGATTTGGCGAATAACTGGGTTGGGCGGCTCGCCCGCCTGTATGCAGATCAATCGGTTACAGCCCGCGAAAGCTGGACGCTGGTGGAATGGATGGTGAAAAGCGTGAATTGGCTTTTTATCATTGCAGGAAATCATGATCTCTGGACAGGATCGGGCGATCCGGTGACGTGGTTTTCCAAGCAGGTCGGAACGCTTTACGAGGAACATGGGGTAAGATTGGCGCTCCGGCAACCGTGCGGGGCCGTGACGCGCATTCACGCACGGCATGACTTTGCGGGCCATAGCATCTGGAATTCCATGCACGGACCAAAGCGTGAGCTTATTGCAGGCTTCCGGGATCATATTCTTGTCGCAGGACACAAGCATATTGGTGGAGATGAAGGCACGATCAGCCCGGACGGGATTTGCGCGCAGTTGGTCAGGGTAAGTGGGTATAAACTTGCGGATACTTACGCGAAGTCTTTAGGGTTGAAGAAAATGCCTATTCACCCGGCGGCGCTGGTGATTGTGGACCCAAGGGAACCGGAAAATTCGCGGGGGCGGGCGTGGTGTGCGCCGACCGTGGAAATCGGGGTGAAAATGCTGGATGCGCTCCGCGCAGATTTCTCCAAACCAAAGGGGAAAAAACGATGAGTGAGGAACTTGAAGTTGTGCAAAGTGGCGTAGTTTATGCGGATGGATATGCGGAGAGGGGCGAAGTTATCCGGCAGTTGGTGCTGACAAGGGAAGATGTGGCGTCAGAATTGGGGCAAAATTTGTTGGAAAGGGCGATTGATCGATTGATTTGCTCGATTGCTGTGGTAGAACCAAAAAGCGCGACAGTCCGGGGGCTGAAAGCGAAGTCTGATCTTTGAAAGGGGCTGCGCCCTTGGCTTTTCGGCACATTGTAGGTTTGCATTACGCTGCAATGTGCCTGCGCCCCGCACATATCCCGAAAAGTCGCCCGAAAGGGGCGAAAGCTGCGGGGTTGAGATACGAAAAGGCCCTTGCGGCTGCAATCCCACGGGCGGAACACGGGCAGTGGTTTGAATTTTGGGACATGAACGGTCCGGGGCATTGCCAGACAGACTTGTTGCTTGTTGGAAATAAGCGTGTGTTGGTGATTGAGTGTAAGCTGACGGAGGTGCAGGTTGGAAGAAGTCAGCTTACAGACTTATATTTCCCGATCGTCCGCAGGGTCTGGCCTGATAAAGAGCCTTTAGGGATCGTCGCGGCAAGGCATTTGTCGAAAGAAAACCAACTGGATGTGGTTGAGACCAGTTTGAAGGCTGCGATTTTGAGGGCGGAACAGGATAAGGTTATACCCACTCTACATTGGATAGAGAATGGGCCTATTTGACTTGTGTTTTGTGGCGCAAGCTCTTGACTTTTAGGGGCGAAAAAGCGAAGATTGTAAGCGCCGCCTTTAAAATGGCGCTCTCGGCGTTGATTTGGAAGTGAAAGGCCAGAGGCCATGGCAAAAGGTAACGACAGCGCGAAGATTTTAGCGGCAAGGCCGGTTCGGGGCTCACGCGCAGGCACAATTCACCACTCTTTCGGATATGAAATGGGTGAAGACGGGATGTTTGAAAGGGTTGCTCGGAAGGGCAATGCGGTTTATGAAAAAGAAGACCGAACTCCTTCAGATAATCCTAATTACCAATCTGGCGTCACACAGAATGTTGGAACTCCCGCGCAAGGTGACGGTTTGCGCAATGCGATCTCGCACATAAGAGGCAAATGATGAAGAAAGTTGCTCTTTATGGCAGTTTGCTTGCGCTTTTCGGCGCAACATCTGCTTTTGCTATCGGCCAGTTTCCGGCCTTCCCTATTGCTACCAGCTCACCTGTGGCGGGCAATGTGGCTACGCTCCCGCTGACAGGTTTTGAGGCGATCCCGGCGGATACGGGCCTGTTGGCTCCTTACGCGACCTTCACGGGTTCGATTTCTGGCACGACTTTGACGGTTTCGGGCGTGACGGGCACGATTGCGATTGGTCAGAATGTTCTTGGTGCAAACGTGCAGCCGGGAACGCAGATCACGGGCGGTTCTGGTTCGTCATGGACGGTTTCTCCTTCGCAGACGGTAGCGTCAACGTCGCTTTCTTCTGGCGGCGCAGGTCCGAACCCACAGACCGAAGTGATCCAGACTTCCCAGCTCAAGGCTTACGTTTTGACTGCACCTGCGGTTACGAGCTACCTTGGTTTGCCTGTTAGCACGATTGCGGCATTACCTGCTTGCACGGCGTCAACGAACGGTGCGCTTGCTGCGGTTTCTAACGGCACGGCTTATGGCACAGGCACTTATGGTTCAGCGGTGTCTGCGACCGGTGCGGTTACTCGCGTTGTGGTTTGCACGAACACGGGCGGCGCTTCAACCTATGCTTGGGCTTATAACTAATTAAGAGAAAGAGGGGGCTAGACCCCCTCTCCACATTTTGAATTCTATTGTAAGGTGATTTGGGATGGCTAACGCAAACGCATCTCTTATTCCGATTTATCAAGGACAACCGGGAGCGCTTGTTCAGGTTGGGCCGCTCGGCACACCTTCTTCTAGCACACAATTTGCACCAGCGTTGGTGGCGTTCACGCCGCTCGCACCTGTTGAATATGATTATTTGTCGATGGGGTATACTGGGTCGAATTTGACCACTGTGAAATATTATCTGGGCGGAGCAAGTGGGGCGCTGCAAGCGACTTTAACCCTTGGTTATGATGGATCGAATAATCTGATTTCTGTAACACGGAGTTAAAATGTCTAACTGGGTTTTTAATCCGTTCACAGGAAATTTTGATCAGATTGCAGCGGCAGGTCCGACTGGTCCGACTGGTCCGTCAGGAGGTCCGACTGGGCCGACAGGAGCCACAGGTGCGGTAGGGCCGACGGGCGCGACAGGCAGCACCGGAGCTACAGGATCGACTGGTGCGACAGGGGCGACAGGAGCCACGGGACCGACAGGCGCAATTGGGCCAACTGGAGCGCAGGGTGCGGGCGGAAATGCTGGTGCGACGGGAGCTACAGGGCCGACGGGAGCTACAGGCGCAGGTGGTAGTGTGGGAGCTACGGGACCGACGGGCCCTACTGGCAGTAGCATTACTTATAAAGGAACGGTAGCTGCTTATACGAATCTGCCGGGATATCCGAGCAGTTATACAGGCGCTGTTGGTGATGCGTATGTTGCAGTTAATTCTAATCATGTGTGGATTTGGAACGGGATAGTTTGGGTAGATAACGGACCGTTTCTTGGATATACAGGCCCGACAGGGGCAACTGGTGCGACAGGTCCGATAGGAGCGGGCATTACTTATAAAGGAACGGTTTCGACAGCGACTGCGCTGCCGGGATATCCTTCAAGCTATGTGGGATCTATAGGCGATGCGTATGTTGCGCTGGACACGTCGCATTTATGGATCTGGAATGGATCGACGTGGGTTGATAACGGAGCGATCCAAACAATCACAGGACCGACAGGTTATACAGGTCCGACCGGCCCTACGGGATCAACTGGGTTAACAGGAAGTGTTGGGCCAACCGGAAACACCGGAGCAACAGGAAGCACTGGCGCAACGGGAGCGACCGGAGCAACTGGAAACACCGGAGCGACTGGACCGACGGGGTATACAGGGCCTACGGGGCCCACAGGAGCAACTGGAAACACAGGGCCGACAGGATATACAGGGTATACCGGGGCGACGGGTGCTGGCGGAGCGCTCGGATATTATGGAAATTTCACAAGTTCGGGAAACCAGACCAATCCTGTTGCGTCTACACCAAATGCAGTTACTTTTAACACTACGAATAGTGCTAGTGGTATTTCAATTGTAAGTAATAGCCAGATAACATTTGCGTATGCTGGGACATACCGGCTGCAAGTTGAATTGGATTTTACGACATCTACTGGGGCGAACCCAGTTATTTTGGCATGGCTGGCGTATAACGGAACGCCGACAAGCGGAAACATTGCGAATACTACTCAAGATTTCCAGCTTCTTGGTGGGTCAGGTTCGGTGCAAATTGTGCCGATGACTTGGATTGTTACAGTAAATGCTGGAGATTATGTTCAGATTTACTGGCAGTCTTCGAACACAAACGTGTCGTTGACGGCACAACCGGCATCTGGAAATTATCCAGCATCACCGAGTTCGCAAGTTACTATTTCGCAGGTGATGTATACGCAGATTGGTCCGACGGGCTACACTGGTTACACTGGTCCAACAGGCTATACGGGGTATACGGGGCCATCTGTTACAGGTCCGACTGGGCCAACTGGTTACACTGGTTATACCGGACCGACGGGCTATACTGGCTACACGGGACCGACAGGGTATACGGGCTACACTGGGTATACGGGGCCGTCAGTCACCGGACCAACGGGCTACACTGGACCAACGGGTTACACAGGACCGACAGGATACACTGGATATACTGGTTACACCGGCTACACGGGCTTCACGGGCTACACAGGTCCGGGTTACGTTAATATCCCGCAGAATGCTCAGACTGTCAGCTACACGGCGGTGGCGGGTGACGCTGGTTACAGCGTGGTGATGAACGGGACGAGCTTGACCTTTACCATTCCCGCCAATGCCAGCGTGGCGTATGCGCTGGGGACGGTTTTGACGATTGTGAATATTAACGCCTCAACGCTAACGATTGCGATCAACACTGACACGCTGACCTTTGCGGGGACGACGTTGACGGGGTCGCGCAGCCTTAACCAGAATGGATTGGCGACGGCATTGAAGATTAGCTCGACGAGCTGGGTCATTACTGGGACGGGTCTGTATTAATGCTTGGCAGCTTAAACGCGATCCTTGCGGCTGACGAACTGCCGCCAGTTGTGCAGGCAAACTTTGCTTCGTCGGCGTTGGATTACACTTCGCTGTCAACACTAACATCCATGCCATCCGGCGGGTCTATTAGCCGCGCTGGACAGGCGATGCTGTATGATAGCACTGGCAAGCTGACGTATGCGCAGAATAATCTTTTACTAAACACTGCAACGCTATCGACACAAAGCGTAACAACTGCGGCCATCAACTACATATTGTCGTTTTCTGGAACTGGATCTGTAACATTAAGTGGAACATATAGCGGAACACTAAACGGGACGGGCGTTTCTAATCGTGTTTATCTTGCATTTACGGCGACTGCTGGAACACTTACTGCGACTGTTAGCGGGTCCGTTACGTCGGCTCAGTTAGAAGCCGTCACCTACCAAACGACCCCATCAACCTACGTCGCCACCACATCTGCCGCCTACTACGGCCCACGCTTTGACTACAACCCGTCAACGCTTGCTGCAAAGGGATTGCTGATTGAGGGGAGTAGGACGAATACACAGCCGTATTCTGGCGATCCGACAAACGCGACATATTGGACAACCACTAATATTACCAGAACAGGCGGTTTCACGGCTCCTGACGGAACGGCTACAGCAGTCAAATATGCAGTCACATCAACCGGCGCAACTAACGGATATGTAAATACAACTGCAACAGCATCTACGATGGCGTATTCCGTTTACCTTAAACAAGGTAGCGCGGCAACGGATGCAAACGTCTTACGAATTTATAACAATTCAACAGCGACTATTCTTAGCGACGCTACAATCAATTATAGCACTGGCGTCATCACTCCAACGAGCGGCGTTATCCCGACAGCACAGAATGCTGGTAATGGGTGGTGGCGTGTTTCGTGGGTATTGTCTAGCGGAATTTCATCAACACACAATGTGTTTGTTGTTATTGGCTATACAGGCGTATCATATACTGGAGGCGTGTATAACTATGTATGGGGGGCGCAGGCAGAAGCAAGCGCACTTGCTACTAGCTATATCCCAAACCCGTCTACAGGATCAACAACCCGCGCAGCCGAAACATTTGCCATCACTGGCTATTCCACAAATCTAATCGAAGCATATTACACTGACGAAGCGACGGGAAACGCATACAGCGCGGCGTATAACGCTGGAACGGCTCCAAGCACATCGTATGGCTGGACGACATCACTGCGTCCCTACACCAACGCTTACGCGGGCAGCATTGCAACGCCTAGCTGGATCGACAATTCCGGCACGACAGGCAATAGGATGCAGTATGACAGCACCGGGCTGCTGACTTGGGCGCCTGCTAATATGTTGACGTATTCGCAGGATTTCAGCAATGCGGCTTGGACTAAAACAAACGTATCTATCTCTGGAACGCTATACACTGCGCCGGATGGAACGACTACAGCTAATAAATTAATTCCTTCAAACGCCACGCAACTGCATAAAACTGACCAATCGTCATCTATAAGCGGCGGCATAACTTGCGGCGTATCTGTATATGCAAAACAAGCTGAATTTCGGTATTTGCAAGTATCTATTGACGGAAACGATGGCAATGGTGCGTATGCAAATTTTGATCTTCAAGCTGGAACAGTTACGCAATCAGCTTTGCTTGGAACCGGAACTTTAATATCTGCCACCATTCAATCGGCTGGAAATAGCTATTATAGAATTGCCGTTGTTGGGAACCGTGCCTCTGGCGCTAATGTCGCTCGCTTGTATATCGGTCCTATCCCGGCGGGCACAACTGGCTGGGCGACATTCACGACGCCAAACGGCACCGACGGCGTTTATATTTGGGGCGGTCAAGTCGAACCCGTCACCTACCAAACGTCACCACGCGCCTACATCCCGACAACATCCTCTGCGGTCTACAACCCCCGCTACGACTACAATCCATCAGTCACGCCAGCCACGCCGAATGGTATGCTGATTGAGGAGAGTAGGAGTAATTTGCAAATTTATAGTCAAGATTTTACAAATGCTGCTTGGGTAAAAGTAAATACAACTGTTTCTTCGGGTTTAGTTTCTCCTGATGGAATTACAATATCTCAGTTGGCGGTCCCAACCACAACCAGCGGAAATCATGAAGTTTACGGTGGGACCAAAGCTAGCACAACTAATATGGCTTTTTCTGTTTATGTTAAGCCTGCTGGATATACTAAAATTGCACTTCGTGAAGATTACATATCAGGTCAGTATGCGGCATTTGATTGTTCGGGGAACTCAGGCGCAGGAAGCGTTCTTTCTCAAACGGCTGGCGTTGGAGGAACAATCACATCTGTTGGTAACGGATGGTATAAAATATCTATGGCATCTACTATTACTACTACAGGTCAAGGTCTTGGGATTTACATTTTAGATGCCGGTTATACCTCTGGCGCTGTCACTTCATATAATTATGCGGGTAATGGTACGTCTGGGTTTTATCTATTTGGCGCACAAGTCGAAGCAGGCTCCTTCCCCACCTCCTATATCCCCACGACAAGCTCCAGCGTCACAAGGGTGGCGGATGTTGTTAAGCTCGCAAGCACCGCCTCAACAGTTGCAAACGCCAATGCTGGATCTGCAATAGCGCAGACTACAAAATGGGAATATTCCGGCGACAGCGCCAGATATTTGCTGGCAAGCTCGACCAGCCGTGGATTGCTGTTTAGCAATAGCTCCAGCACACAAATATCATCCACCAACGGCACGACTGTCTTGTCTGCGACAATCCCCGCGAGCGGCACATTTACAGGCAACGCGGTCCGATCTGGTATTAGCTGGTCTGCGTCTGGACGATCCATTGTGGCAAATGGTGGCACAGTGGCGACGGACAGCACTAATCTGTCAACGGGAACGACGACATATCTTGGCGGCGCAACATCAACTCCAAGTTTCGATGGGTGGGTGGCGTCATTGGCGCTGTATAACGTCACGCTTCCGACCACGGTTCTGCAAGCAAAATCCAACACAGGTGTGCCATACTGATGACTGACATCGTTTTCTCCGCTCCCGACTACGCCACGCTGCTTGCAGACGCCAAAACGCTCGGCTTCACGCAAACTGACGACCAAGGCAACGTCACTATCGTCACCAATGGCACGTTCGCATCTGGCGGCGGGTGGTTCCTCAATGTCGTCGGCACGATTTACGCTCCAGTGACGCCTCCTGCTAATCCAACAGACCCTTGGCCTGCGCCTGTTGCAAGGGCAGGTTACTGGGGGCGCTTACGCCTCAACGGAACGCCTGACGCCATGCCGACGTTCTCAAGCGCCATTACGCAATACATTTACAAATCCGGCGACGTTAACACGCCGGGTGAGTGGGTGGATGCTGCGACAGGTGCCGCAGCTCCTGACTATGTTCCAACTGTTGGAGTGATTGCGTAATATCAACCATGTTCTCTGGAAGGGGGAGAGTGTGGCTACGCCTATTATTGTATGCACAGTGGACAATAAGTGTCTGCCGGTGCTGGAGGCCAGCGTCAAGGCATACGCCCCGCAGGCAAATCTTATCTCACACAAAGTCGATCGATCGACATTTGGGCAGTCGTATAACGCCGCGATGGCAAAAGCCTTCGAAGAATACGACGAGATCATTATCGCCAATGACGATGTGGTCCTTACGCCATTGACGTATCAGACATTGATGCAGGACGTTGAGGAGCTAAAGCGTAAGCACGGCGACAGTCTGGGCTTTGTGGCGGCAAATGCTGACAATGTGCGCGACAGCCAAAGCGTCAAGGTCAATGACTTCAGCCAATACATAAGAACATACGCGATTTCCCCGTTGTTTGCGTGGATTTCAAAGAAGGCGTTCCAAGCGGCGCAGTTTCCACACACCAATTGGTTTTCTGACGACATTATTTGTGAGGATTTAAGCCGGAGCGGGTTTGTGCATTATGTCTCGCGGGCATATGTCCATCACGCCGGTTCACAGACAATCGGAAAAGATGACTTCCATCACTATCAAGAAGCGATTAGATGGATAGAGGCGCACAGGCCGGAATATGTATCGATGTTTAAGAGGGAAGGGGCAAGCATGGCGTTTATATCCGGAATAGGCCTACCGGCCTTATTAGACTTCAAACCAAATCTGATCGGAATTGAGATTGGGTTGAACCGTGGGGAAACCACAAAGCATCTCTTTGACAATCTCCCCAATCTCGTCCTGCACGGCATTGACCCGTATCTGGAATACCAAGACTGGGACGGCAATGTATTGACGCCGAATGAACGGATCTGGACCTACGACATTTTTATCAAGCACATTTCAAATTACCGCGACAGGCTAATCCATCACAAAATGCTGTCGGACGATGCGGCGCAACACCTCCCAGACGACGCCTTTGACTTTATCTTTATCGACGGGCTCCACACCTACGAGCAAGTGTTGAAGGACTGCCAGAATTATTACGCAAAGATCAAAAGCGGCGGCCTGTTTGCGGGCCACGACTATAGAGTGATTGAGGGCGTCAATCGCGCCGTTAATGAGTTCGCGGCGTCTGTGGGGGCGACGGTGCTGGAGACGCATAATGACGTTTGGTATTGGGTGAAGCCATGAAGATCTGCGTCTACACCATAACGAAGAACGAAGAAAAGTTCATCAAGCGTTGGGCCGAGTCGGCCAAAGACGCTGACTTGTTGCTTATTGCGGACACGGGTTCGACTGACGACACGGTGAAGATTGCTAGAGAAAATGGCGTTGTGGTGCATGAAATTTGTGTCACCCCATGGCGCTTTGACCACGCCCGGAACGCCTCCATTGCGCTTATCCCGAAAGACATTGATGTCTGCATTTGTCTGGATGCGGATGAAGTTATGGAGCCCGGTTGGCGGGAGGAGATCGAGCGGGTGTGGGTTCCCGGCACTACGCACATGCAATACAGATTTAGCTGGGGGCATGGTGTTGAGTTCTTCTCGATGAAGATCCACGCGAGGCATGGATATTACTGGCACCACCCCTGTCACGAGCATATCCGGCATGACCTGCGCATTGAAGAAGTCTGGGCGCATTCTGACATGATGTTGATTACGCATCACCCGGACCCAGACAAAAGCCGAGGGCATTATCTCGACCTTTTGGAATTGTCAGTTAAAGAAGACCCGCGT